CTATTTTGTAATTGAGAAATTAAACCTTTTTGAGCCCCACCATAATATTGATCTACTGAGCTTCCTGCACCAGTGGCACCAGCTGCTAAGCCTGATCGAGTAGCGTCGTATTTAGGGATATTAAAAGCCGCTTCATTAACTTTGTAGCCTGTGTCTTGTAAAACTTGCTGAGCCTCGAACATTCGTTTCGTAGCTTCATAGGGTTCTTCTCTTACGCGCTGGCCAACATACTCAGCCCTCGACCCTTCGGGAGCCTTAAAATAAGGAGATGCTTTTGGCAATAACGCTAAGTAGCCAGGAGGTTGATTCTGAGCAGGTTGTTGCACTTGCTGTTGGGTGCTACTCGTCATCATAATCTTTCGGCGTTCTTCTTCTGTCATAAACTCCCCCTTAAGCTCTCTTTGTGTAGGGCAGCTTTTTAACGCCCTTCTTCACTCCAACTATTAAAGTTAGATTTGTTAATGTATTGCCTTCTAATAGTGTCCCAGCCACCGCTGCATCGACAATCTTAAATCGAATTGCCGAGCACTTTTGATTCCCTATCTGAAATTCAAATTGAAGTGGATTTTCTGGTGCAGGCGTAAAACTGTAAATTTCTGAATAATCTTCGTTGTAATCATAGCCCACTCGAACTGTGAGCGTATGCTCTGACTTATACTGACCCAAAATGATGGCCCGCTTGACCCTTTGATATCCCTGAATGCCTGAGACGTTTATCCATCCAGTCTCTAGAGAGGTAGTAAAATCAACATTATCTCTAAAAAGGGACGTTTGCTCCCAAACCCCATCACTGCCCGCGGCTATAGTGATTTTGTTATTATAAACTAAAGCGTCAATAGGGTCGAAGGTAGTAAACGTTCTCGTAGACCATTGATCAAAATCATAATCATAGATTAAGAAAGTTCCATTATCTAAAAGAAATCTTACTTGAGCTAGATCGGGAGTTCTTACGGAAGCGTAAACGATGTTAGTCTTCGTATCTTCTACCGGATTACCAATGAAACTAGATTCTAAGGCTCTCGAAAGAAGATAAATCCCTTTGGGTGTTGAATACATCACACCCGATGGAATCTCTATTGCCGAGCCGGTATCTCTGCCACCTACTGGGCAGTTAATCGATTCAGGGTCTGAAAAAGAAGAGCCTTCCCCTAAATTATTAGGACCATCTCCTATAAAATAAAATGGCTTATCTTCATTGAAGACAATAACTTTCTCGTCCATTTCAAAAACGTCTATTAATTTAGAATTGCTTTCACCTACTGAAATTGTGAATTGATCCGTTGTTGCAACTTCTAAATCATTATCGATTAATTTGGAAAAAAATAATTCGTTCTTATCAGAATCAATACCGAAAACCCTATTTCCGATTAAGCGGAGCTGACGAGTAGGAGGAAAGCTAGAATTTTCTAGTATCCCTCCGGTAGTATAGAGAGTCTCATTGTCTTGAATTTCCGCATCGCTTTGATTGTCGTATAGAAAGTAGAAACCATTAATAGCGTTAGCCGTATTATAAACTGGTTCTGCATTTGGTGTGACTCTATGGTAAACCAACCCTGGACCCGCCAAGGTTCTATATAAAACTAGATTAATGTCTCTGACACCAAAAGAACTGGTTTTATCCGTTATTGTAAAGCTTGTTGGAAGCCAGCGATTCGACAAGTTTCCAATTGAAGCTTCAAAAGAGATGGGAAAACTGGGCGCGCTTCTATGCACTCGGCCCTCAAAGTCTGTCCATTCATAGCAGCAGCAATACTGATAATCACCAATGGCTATTCTTCCTAGTCCGACATCGACGTTAGTCGCATCCGTGACGATTCCATTAGCGGAATTTGTAATTGTAATAATATTATTTACGCGAGAAATAGTGGCGTTAATGGGACTAGTAACTTCTAGTACATATGCGATCGCAGAAGCCACATCTATGGCAGAAAAGCTGGACTCTATATCGACTTGTCTTTTTATAAGAGATGGAGGATTTGGGTCTGTGCCAACTCCATTTCTTGTAAACCAAACGTAATGATTAATAGTTGTCGTATTAAAAGTGAAATATTGACTACTTCCGATAAAAGCACCAGCGCAGCATTCTATAGTATAAATTTCTGGCAAGCCAGCCGTGCCCTGTTGAATCACGCTAACCTTAAACGGGCTTAAAGGGATTGTAGCGTTGTCTGTACTAATGCTCCATTCGTTGAGCTTAGGAAAAGCATGAAAACCGGCTTCTACTAAACTATTACCATCGAAAGTTTTTGTGACTGGCCCTGTTAGATAAGTCGCATTTGCTAATGATAGGGCTTGTGGCCGTATCGGGTAAATATTTTGATAACCAACAGTAAGACGAGAAGCCCCGTAGATTGATTTATTGACTGGGTTTTCTAAACCTTGCGCCGTCAGACCTTCTGTCTCTAACAAAAGATCCGATCTATCTGCAGCTGGGATATAGTAAATAAAATCTGTATTAGAAACAAAAGCTAAATTTGTTTTTAAATCCCGTAGGGGATGGGCCTGTCTATCGATAAAAGATTTAGAAACGATAGACCCGTTTGAATCCATAACAAATAAAGCACCTTGAAAAGCATCTATATAGACTGTCGATATATATAGACTAGAACCTACTTTAAACGCTTTTGATGCTAACCATAAATCAGAACCAATAAACTCTTTTCCTATAAAGGATGCATTGTCCGAAACTTGAACTTTATATAAATATAATGAATCGATTACGTAAAACCAGCTGATTACCGTATCTGATCCATCAAAACCACCAACGATCGGCACAGAAGCGCCTAACCCACCATACGGATCCAGATTAACATTGATAGCTGCTACCGTGCGACCTAAAAAAGAAGTGAGATTTTTATTTAAAATGACGGTGATTAAATCAGTTTGATCGTCGTAAGCTAACCAGAATTTTTCTGTCGTCGAATTGTATTTTATTCCTAACCCATTAATAGCTGGGGGCGAGTCAATAGAGCTATTTGAATCAATTTGAATGCCGGACGTGTTAAAAGTTCGCATCGCTATATTAAAAGACGAGTTATGATAAACAATGCCTAAAATCGATGACGTGTAATCGAGATCCCATCTTAACGAGTAAGAACTTGCAAATAAAAACCCTAAATCTGAAAACAAAGTAGTAGCAGCCGAGATTGTTGGGGTCGTAGACGATAAATCAACAGATCTATATTTTAAAACCGCCCCTTCTGAATAAATAATCCAAACATTGTTAGCTAATAGGCCATAAGGAATGACCTGAGCTCCTGGTGACGACGTGCTAATAGTTTGCTCGCTCACAATAATAGACTGAGTTTCACCATCTACAATTAAAACCTTGAGAGTTCCTTCGTCGTCGTTATAAGCCCAACATTCAACATTGCCGATTCTAGCCATGACGATTCCAGAAAGGGACGAATTGGTTTTGATAACGCTATCTGTCGCATTGAAAACTGGGCTAATTTGTTGTAGCGGCCCACCTCTAGTACTCCAAACTTCACTCGATTCTGAAAAAGATTTAGCTTGATTGAAATCCATTACGTTTAAAGAATTTTTAAAGTTAAATATCTTTTGAGAGCTAGTTAGGTCTAGGCCGTCCACCTGAATTATCGGTTTTTGACTAAACCCAAAATCTTTTTTTAGTTGTTTGGCTTTAGTAAAAACACGATTTACTAATGAGGAAAGCTTAGTGCCTATCACTTGGGCAAAATCGCTCTTCTGATCAACCCCTTGACCAAAATCTATCGAAACTTTCTGATCTTCTGTCGCCATTAAAAAACCCAGATGTCTATAGTTACGGTGGCCGTAGAATCTAAAATCAAAAACTTGGTAATATCAGTAGTGGTAATTCCAGCATCCCAAACATCTGCAGCCGCGTTCTTATTTACTATGAACCAGCCTTGATAAGCTCGGCCCAACTTGTGAGCTATGGTTGTCGTTTGGGTGGTGACGATAATGTCAGAAATTAATTGGCCCTTTAAGAGAATCTGATTGATGACGGATTGGGTCCATTCGAAAACGTTGTCTTGAAGGGTGTCAGTTTCCAGTGACTTTGTTCTTAACTTTATAAGCTGAGCTATCAAGAAGCACCCCAAAAGCCTTGATCGGATTCAAACCCGATTCTTTGAACGTCCGTAATTCTCGCACTAGACCCAGCATCTCGATTTCCTGCAGCTTCTTCGATACGAGTAATGAGAGCTTGCTTCGCTCCAATGAAAGTAGAGGCATCTGATTCTTCTTTGCCTAAAAACTTAATACAAACGTCAGTGATGACGTATTCTTCCCATCCATTATATCCGTCGAAAGTGTCCCCATCGGCTGAAAGAGTTGTCGGAAGTGGCACATACCAAACGGTAATGGTGTTTGTGGAGGATGGCTTAGGTGAAAACCAAAGTTTCCCAGCCCGAATACGATAACGCATAAACTCAGCATTCGTTAACCCTCGAACAATTGACCTCGTATATTGATTTCTCTCAGAAAACATAAAAGGCTTTAGCGTAATCGCCTCATCTGAAGATAATTGAAAATCTACTCCCAACAATTTAAAGAAATCAGAAGGTAGAGCATAAGACTCTGTGCCGCTCACTAAGGGAAACGTATAAGCAGGATCTTTTACAAAGTAATCGTTACCAAATTTCTGGGTAATTAAGTCGTAAAGCTCAGCGATCGAAGCGTTTATCATCGCATTGGCTTCGGAAATTGTAATAAAAGTGCCGGAAGATGCTGGAACCGTGAAATTCACTCGATTAGCGATCTCGGTTCGCATTGCAGACAATGTTTTAGTAGCCATAGGACCCCCAAAAACTAAGGGGCTTTTTAAGCCCCCATCGTTTTATTATTCTTCTTCGTACTCGGATGAGTCATCAAGAGACTTACATATCACTACGAAATCTTTTAATGCGCTCACAAAAGCCATAGCATCTTTCGATTCCATAGCTTTCATAGCTTCTTCACCGGCACTCATAAGCCCAGGGTCCATTTCTTCCTTAGGTTCCCCTTCGGATTCCATTTTCTTAGGGCCTGCTAAAATCAAAGCCGCCATTTTCTTAGGCTCATCTGCCATCATCATAAAAAGACTCCTTCTTATGGTTGAATGGTTGAGTTCTTAAGAACAAGTGTTACATGAATTTTACATGCTGCACTTGGATTTGTTGGCGTCGCTGCTGTATTCAAATTAATCACTACTAGTTTCGTTGTGGAAACCGTTTGGCTTTTAACTTGAGCTACTAAATCAACAGCAACCGCTGCTTCTACTGAAACTAAACAAGCTAACAATTCAGGATAAGTGTCTTGAAGTGTTAGCGTATATTCGCCAGTTCCAGTTTTACTGAATGTTCCACCTAAAAGCGTTTGAGATAAAATTGAAGCGTCTGTGTGGATACTTACGAGTCCAGACAGAATCTTAATTTCTTTATCGAGCGCTTGGAGTGGTCCAAATATTCTACTTGCCATCTTTATATCTCCTTAGAAAAAACAGGGGCTTTTAAGAGCCCCGTTTTTAATTATCATTAGCTCGCTAAAGTTACTCGACCATTCCAGCCAGGAGCGCGGCAACCAAGTTGGGCATAGTATCCAACTCGAACTTCTACGCTGTCTGCTGTACCTTCTCGAAGCGTCTTTAATCCGTCAGAATCAAGAATCTTAGGCGCCATACCTAAGCTGTAGCATTTCCAAACATCCATTTGGAGCATGTAAGCTACGGCAGAGGGACAGTTTTGATCGGCTAAAACCTTCAATTGGTTTTTGTTACCGTCAATCATAACGCCTTTGAATCCAACACTAGCGGGACCAGGAATATCTACGTATTGAACTTTCGATCCCAAAGCTTTTTTCAAGTTCGAGAAATTAGAATAGTTCATAAAGCAATAGTCTGGGCTTCCGCCTTCTCGCTCGATTAAAGCTAGAGCATCAGAAAGAGCTTCTTCGATTGGTTGAGCCGAGCCGTCATATCGTGAGCCGCCTAAGCGGGTAGAATCTGCTGTTCGGTCAACACCAAAGAAGGGTGTAGAAGTAACTGAAGCTGGAATCCAGGCTTCTAGTCCTTTTACTTTACCTTCAAGATCGCCTTGGACATTTATGAAATCGTTAACAGCTAAGCCAGCGATTGTTGTCAAACTTGGCGTAACAACCATGCTACCGGCAGAACGATTAATTGAAGATACTGTGACCGCTTCGCCTGAATCAACAAGAGTAGCAACAGTAGCCGCTGTCGAAAATTGAAGTTTCATTCCGACTTCAAAATTTACGATGTCTACCGTAGTTGCCAAGGTAAGTGACGTTCCAGTAACGGTCGCATTAATACGTCCGATTGATCCGCTTCCATCTCTAAACACAGCAGTAGCGAAAGAACGAGTGGCAGATTGAATCGCGCCATCAATTTCTACTGTCGCCGCTTCCATGAAAGAGCCTGCGTCATTTTGTGAAGCTTCAAGAGTTTCGTTATCAATCGAGGCCAATGAATAGTCATGGTTACGAGTCAAAACGAAATCTTTTAATAGACTGTTGTTCTT